TGGACTTATTAAAAGACTTATTACATTTTTCAATGTTTTTATTTGGTGCAATAGTAAGGATAGATAATGTTAACTATCCAAATATACTAATGTTAATTAACAGAATAATTATTATAATATATTTAATAATATGGATATAAATTTAATTTTATTAATGCCTAATGCAATGATATTAGGTTATCAGCATTACGAAGAAGATGAACAATTTGAATATTCAGAGTTAAACATCTTTTTATTCTTTTTTCAAATACAATTCCGTTGGGGAGAAAACTTATAAGATATGAGCATATTAAGTTTAATTGGTAATTTATTAGGTATTGGAAAAGGTTTTTTAGACAACAAAGCTAAATTAAAGCTTTTAAAGCAAGAACAAGACTTTGCTATAATACAAGCACAAACAAAAGCAAACGTTGATAGAATACTATCTAATACTGATTCAGATAATCAAATAGACTTAATTACTGCACAACAAAAAGACAAGACATTTAAAGATGAAGTTATTACTTACTTGTTTTTAATACCAGTTTTTATTGCAACTATAACACCTTTTATAATAGCTTTTAAGGAATCTAATTACACAGAACTTGCAAATGATATTAGAATATCTTACGAGAATTTAGATAGATTACCTAATTGGTATAAATACGTTTTAGGTGCTATTGTAATTGATGTATTAGGATTTAGAAGTTTTGCAAGAAAGATTGTAGATAAATACATAAAGTAAACGTATATGTATACTTTTTTATTTTTTTGTAAACTAATATGTATACTTTTAGCACTAAACATATTTATTCTCTTATACGAGTAAATATTTTTTGATAATAATGTTTTCTAATATTTTTTGATAAATATATATTTGTAATATCCAAGCCAATTATTAAAAAGTAATGCTTTAGTTTTATTATGTAGTAAATTTACGGGTTTTTTTTTTGGAAATTGCTATATTTTAACATTACTATTTACTTATTTATTAACAAGTCTTATTTTATAAGGCTTTCTTCAATGTGTTAATAAGTAAAGTATTATTTAATTATATATATGTTGTATATTTGAATAGGGATTGATTAACCTTACTATCTTGTTTTTTTTCATTAATACTTGTTTTAAATAGAGGTCAGAAATGGCTTCTATTTTTTTTAACAAAATTTTAACATTTCAAATAGTTGCAGAACTAAAAAGAGGTTGTATATTTGTATCATAATCAAAAACAAATATTATGGAAGAATCATTAACAATTTTACAAGAGTACGCAATTGCATCTGATAATTTATGGCTTGCTGGCAAATTACAATTATTAGAAAAAGAAATTGAAATAGAGATATTAAATGCAGAAATAAAAATGCTTGACAAATTTTAAATTATGAAAGTAAACGAAGTAGCTTGGGCAAACTTAAAAAAGCAAATAGAAATGCATTTAAAAGAAGACCCTAATTTAACAGATATTAAAATTAATTACCAAATGAAAATACCAACTTTTGGCACAAGAAATTACTTGAACTTAAATGTTTCAATTAATAAATAAAAATTAACTATATTTACAAAAACAAATTAAAACAAATGGACAAATTAAGAAAGATTCAAGCTGAATTAAAAGCACCGAAGAACCAACGTAATTCGTTTGGAAAGTACAACTATCGAAGTTGTGAAGACATTTTAGAAGCAGTTAAACCGCTTTTAAGTAAATACGAATGTACATTAACAGTTTCAGATGAAATCAAACAATTAGGAGATATTATATTTGTAGAATCAATTGCAATTATATCTGATGGAGAAAACCAAGTACATACTAAAGCACAAGCTGGAATAGACCCAAATCGTAAAGGTATGGACATAGCACAAAGTTTTGGTAGTAGTAGTTCATATTCTCGTAAGTATGCTTTAAATGGCTTATTTTTGATTGACGATACTAAAGATGCTGATAGTACAAATACTCACGGAAAGGAAGGTAAAGCACCAAAAGCAACTGCAACAACTTCTGATAAAGAATGGCTAAATAAAGGTACTGCTGAATTTACAAAAGTACAAGCATATTTAAAAGGCGGTGGTACACTTGCAAACGTTGAAAAGAAATATAAAGTTTCAAAAGAAACAAAAGAATTATTAACTAAATAACTATGAAACTATCAAATAATTACAGAATAATAGCAGAAGAAAATAATACTATTTTGCAATTTTACAAAGATAAAATTAAAGTTAAAAAAGATGGAACTAAAATTCCTTACGAGTTTACAGAGAATTACTATTATCCAAATTTAAAAACTGCTTTAAAATCTTTTGTAAATAAATGCATAGGAGAAAGTAAAGAGGTTTCAGAAGTATTATTAATGCTAAATAAATTAGAATTACAAATCAATAAATTAGAAATCAATTAAAATTAGAATTATGAGCAACAAAAGTTATTTATTAGGAGATGTAGAATTACAGTTAGAAGAAATCAAGCAGTTATCACAGTACTTTGAGAGTATTTTAACTTACAATTCTCAAAAGGAGTTAGTGCCAAAGAAAGATGAAAACGGAAAAGAATTAAAGAAACTTAAATTAAACTTTTCAATCTTTGAAGAAGGTAACTACGGTAAAAATGTATCTTTCACAATCCCACAAAGCAAAGAGCAAAGGGAAAATAAAGAAAAGAAAAGGTACGTTGCAAATGGTAAAATTTATTATGCATCAGATGACTTACAAGGTTTTGTACAAAAGTCAGAAGCTAAAGCAGAAGTGCAACAAGAAGAAACAGTAGATTTACCATTTTAATTAATTAATTCAAAGGGATGTTAATAGCATCCCTTTTTTTATTCTATGTGGATATATAAAGACCAAATTATAAAAGAAAGAACTGATTTACCAGAAGATGCAATAGGCTTCGTTTACAAGATACTAAATAAGAAAACAAACAAATACTATATAGGTAAAAAGATATTGCTTAATAAGCGTACTAAACCACCATTAAAAGGATATAAACGTAAAAGAGTTGAATGGATAGAAAGTAATTGGTTAAAATATACTGGAAGTAATGCAGAAACAAAAAAATGGTTAGTTGAAGATTGTGAAAGGAAAATAATGTACATTTGTTATAATCGAACAATGATGACTTATTACGAAACCGCATTACAATTTCAAGAAAAGGTTTTAGAAAGTGACAATTTTTTAAACGATAATATTTTAGGTAAATTTTTTAAAACAAGAATAATCAAATACAAAGAAGATGAATCAAACAAGCATACAAGATGACAGTAAAGAAGTAAAAAGAATGGAGATGCAACTTTTGTATGATGATGCTTACGTTGACATATCAGAAGAAGTTAAATACCCACCAGTAGCAATCAGTTGTGGTTCTTATACTGAAAAGAATACAGATGGAACAAGTGCAGAGTACCCAATACCTTTAGGAACTTATGGTAATTTTAGCTTTGTACAAGCACCACCAAAAGTTGGTAAATCATTTTTTACAAGTTTACTAACTTCTGCTTACTTAAATAACGGAAACAAATTTACTGGTAAAATAAAAGGGCATAGAAAAGGCAGAAACGTAATTCACTTTGATACAGAACAAGGTAGATTTCACGCTCAAAAGGTTTTTAGAAGACCGATAATGATGAACGGTTTAGAAACTGATGACAAGTATTATACTTATGCTTTAAGAAATATGAGTCCATCAGATAGAATTGATTTTATTGATTATGTTTTAAGTGATGTTTTAGATGGAAAAAATATAGGTTTAATTTGCATTGATGGAATTGCTGATTTGGTCGCTGATGTAAATAATCTTGAACAATGTTCTATGGCAGTTCAAAAATTAATGAGTTGGACTGATGAATATAAATGTCACATTGTAACGGTTATACATTCAAATTACGGAAGTGACAAACCAACTGGACATTTGGGTAGTTTCCTCGAAAAAAAGGCGGAACTTCAAATTAAGTTAGAAGCGAATCACGTAAATAAGGGATGGGTTTCAGTTGAATGTAAAAGAAGTAGAAACAGAGGTTTTGAACCTTTTAGCTTTTTAATAAATGAAAATGGTTTACCAGAATTTGTTGATAATTCTTATGATTTTTAATTAATATATTTTTAGTATATTAGCTATATGCAAAACTGGAAAGAAAAGGATTTATTCGAGTGGTTAAGTAACAACCATTACAAAACATTAGTTAATAGTAAAAATCCAATTTCAAGATGGGATTGCTATGATATTGAAACTCAAAATAGAATAGAATTAAAGTGTAGGCGAAAACATTACGATACTTTAATATTAGAAAAGAGTAAATATGATGCTATGTTATTGGAATCAAATAAGAATTTAGATATACCAATTTACATTAATAGCACACCAGAGGGTGTTTATTTATTTAACTTAAACGAAATAGATATAAAATGGTTTACAAAATCATTACCAGCAACAACTGAATTTAAGAAACGTATTTGGGTAAAGAAAGAAATAACAGAATTACAAGTAGTAAAAGCAATTAAATTAAAATAAAAACAATGGAATCAATCACACTATTAAACAAAAAAGTATTTAACAAAGAAGAAATATTAGTTAAAATGATGGATGATACGTTTTACTATGGTTATCTTGGTAAGCACGCCTTATCTTCATCAAGTTGTAAAAGTCTTTTGGAATCTCCAGAAGCATACGTTGAATATATAAATAAACCACCAAAGGAGAAAGAACCACAACCGTTTAGAGATGGTAGATTAATTCACTTGTTAAGTTTAGAACCACATAGAATAGACGAATTAACAATTATAGAAAGCACCAAAGGAAGTAAGGCTTATAAATTAGCAGTTGAAGAACAATTACCACAAACAGTTTACACTTTAGCAGAATTAAATAGATGTAAGACAGTTGCAGAAGCGGTGCTAAATAATAAAGACTTTAGTAGATTAGTTAAACAAGCAGAATTTGAAGTGCCAGAAATAGGCTATTATAACGATTTACCGTTTAGAGGAAAAGCGGATATACTTTTACAAGGTATTGTTGTAGATTTAAAAACTACAAGTGATATTAGTAGGTTTTCAGAATCTGCTTTACTTTACAATTATGATTTACAAGCAGCATTGTATTTAGAACTGTTTGGAGCGTTTGAATTTAATTACGTTGTAGTTGATAAACAAACAAAGGAAGTTGAATTTGTTACATTATCAGATGAATTTATTGCTGGTGGTTATGAAAAATTAAAAATAGCTACTGATAATTATAAAAAGTATATTGATAATAAAGAATTTTACGAACAATCTTATGATAATAATTTAGAGTTTTAAAGTTATGGAAAAAAGACAATGCAATCAATTAAATTCAGTTGCTTACAATAGTTGTGTAGATAGTTATTATCAAACAAAAGATAAAAATGATGTGTACGAATATTGGCTTTATTTATTAGAAGCTAAAAGAATGTGTGAGGCAAAAGGTGTTGAAAAGGCATTAGAACTAATAACATTACTTGAAGACTTGAATATAGATGGCAAAGGTAAAGAAGAAGATAACGATTAAAAACTGCAATTACGATGCAATGCTTTACTGTTTCAGAAAAGGCTTTAGGATTTACCCAAAGGTTTCTGGTTCTAAATTTAAAGTTTTTTATACTTTAGGCGGTAACGGACAGTTTTATATGAAAGGCAAAGAATTTACTAAAGAGGAATCATTCCAAGCAATTTGGGATTTATACAAAAAGATTTACGAATACGATAAACAAAAACAAAATG